AAAGCAAACAGTACTCTATGGTGAAACCTTATTTGTCAATGGAATAGCTGTAGTAGAATTTGAAAATGATACAAACACAAGTCATTAGTTCAGGTAGCGAGGGTAACGCCGTGATATACAACAATGCAATAATGGTAGATTGCGGCGTTTCCTTCAAAGCCTTAGAAGCAGTCAAACGTTCTTTGAAAATAGTGCTCCTTACCCACAAGCACAGCGATCACCTGAAAATACGCACTTTGCAGCGGTTACAAGCTGAAAGACCAACCTTGCGAGTGGCTTGTGGTGATTTTCTCTTAGAGGAGTTGCCTTGTATCAAGAATATAGATGTATTGCAAGTGGGTAAGATATACGATTACGGAGCGTTCAAGGTGTCACCCATAAAACTATATCACGACGTGCCAAATTTCGGTTGGAGGATATTCCTACCTAATGGTAAAAAGATATTCCACGCTACCGATACAGTACATTTGGAAGGTATCACTGCTAAAGGGTACGACCTTTATGCTATTGAGCATAACTATTGTGAGGAGTACATACAACAAGCGATTGAGGAAGCACGAGCCAATAGTGAATATACCCACGCTTATGGCAGCATCAAAACACACCTTAGCATACAGCAAGCAAGGGCGTTTATTGAGGCAAACAGAAAGGAAAGCAGCGAGGTATTAGAGCTGCATAAAAGTAGAAGTTTTTATCATTAGAATTAAAAAAACATGGAAATACAAGGACGCGTAAAACAGATATTCCCCTCTCAAACAATGGGACAAAACGGCTTTGAGAAGCGGGATTTGGTAATCATAACAGAGGATATATATCCACAAACGATCATCATTCAATTTACCCAGCAGCGTTGCGACCTCTTAGACAGCTTGCAAGTGGGGCAAAGAGTGAAAGTGTATGTAAATATCCGCGGGAGAGAATGGACAAGCCCGCAAGGAGAGATTAAATACTTTAACACCATAGAAGCTTGGAAAATTGAGGTGATACAGACTACTAATGTAGCTTATCAGCAGCCTGTACAGCAAGCACCACAGCAGCCAGTAGCACAAGCAGCACCTGCACCTCCTCCGCAGAGAGCACCACAGCAGGTACAACAACCGCAGCTGTTTGATAACCATGGGAGAGAGCCGAACCCTGCAATATTTGACAATCAGGAAGATGATGGATTACCTTTTTAGTAACAAGTAAAAATAAAAAAATATGAAAAAGTATGTAATTAAATTCGAGCATGTGGAAGAAAGTACTTACACAGCTATTGTAGAAGCTAACAGCTATGAAGAAGCGATGGATATTTTTGAAGAAAGTCCATTTGAATACACTAAGAAAGAAGAACCTGACAATGTACAAGGGCTTATGTATCATGTTAGTGAAGTAACCAAAGATGGGGAGGTTGTTTATAAAAATGATAGAAAAATAAACGCAGAGTACCGATGAAAACAGTATTTAGAAAAGGAATGAAGGTCTATGACCAATTAATATTCCCTGATAAAGAAGGTATTGTTTTGACAACAAATTATATACCTGAAAAATTTTTTGATGAAGATGGTTTTGATGAAAATTATGTTCACCCATACCCTATTGAAGTAGAGTTTGGTTCAGAAACTATGCTTTACACAAGTGATGGAGATAGTGGGATGTGTGGTTTGAAAACTCTTTCCACCAAACCATATAAAGTAGAATTACAAGGTTTTGAACAGAAAGAAGCTGTACCAACTTTTGAGGAGGCTTTAGATTGGTTGGATAATAACGAAAGCTATCAAACTGTATTTGAAGATGAGAGGACTTATCCATCAAAAAAAATATGTGATGCTTTTGAAGCTCTTAGGAAATTAATTGTTCTCAGAGATTATTATAATAAAGGCTGGCAGCCTAATTGGAGAAAAGAGAGAGAAATAAAGTACGTTATATATAATGATAGTAATAAATTAGCTACTATTTGTTCTTTTACTTTCAGTTATGTGTTAGCATTTAAAGAAGGAAATTTAAGAAATAAATTCCTTGAAGAGCAAAGAGAATTATTAGAGATAGCAAAACCTTTATTATGACAAAAGTAATGATTGTCCTGATGTTAGCCCTTAACCTCCTTTGCTTGATAATTCTAAGGGACTATACCAAAGCTACCCATGCCATGGTAATAGCTATATTCCTCTATCTATTACTCAAAGACAATGAAAAAGATAACAATCCCCACTACCGTTAAAGACGGCAAGCTGGTAGGTAACCGAGAAATGGTAACTCGTGCGATTGGCTCCTTTGAGGGCTTGCCTATCAATCTTACTATTGAAAGGCGTAGTAAGAAAAGGAGTAACGAGCAAAATGCCTTTTATTGGGCTTGCTGGATACCACTCATACAGACCGCTATCTATAACGAGTGGGGGGAGTTATACAATCCTAATGAAGTGCATACATTGTTAAAGACGACTTGTAACTATGAGGAGCGTGTCAATCCTGCCACAGGAGAAGTGGTAAGAGTGCCAAAGAGCAGCACCAAGCTGACCACTTACGAATGGGAGAAGGAGTTTAAGCAGCAAATCAGGCAGCTATGTATGGATTTCTTCGGATTAGATTTGCCTGAACCAATAAGCGATGAGGAATAAGCAATTTCCCCCCCTCATTAAGCAAGGCAAAAAATCAATCCTAACTGCCTAAAAACCAAAGCAAAAAAGTAAATAAGCAAGATTTAAAAGAAAATAAGCAATGAAAGAAACCGTTAATCGTTTTGAGGAGGAGATCATCACAACCTCCAATCTATCTGAGATGAAGGATAAGTATTTGGCCGAGACGCTCTATAGAAAATGGCCTGAGAGCTTCGTAGATGAAAGCACAGGGGAGCTGGTCAATATAGAACGCAAAGAGATAATCTTTGACCGTGGGACACTCTTAGACCATCACAGCTTAGAGGAGATTAATTTTTTCCTACAAAGTGGAGATATTACCGAGGTAAAAGTCAGTACTATACAAAGACAAGCAACCTTAGTCAATGGATGTGCTGCCACATGGGTAGCTGTAGCAAAGGTAATGGGAAAGAAACAAACCTTCTTCCTATATGCTAATAGTGTAGAAGTAGCTATGCAGATCCTCACGGACTACATAGAACAGCACTACCAAGGATATTTTGAAGTGTTATCACTCAAGGAACAAGAATATTTGTACATCGTAACCTTAACCAAGGATAGTGAAGAAGATGAAAAGGTCAATTGTTATATTGCTGAGATGGAGATGAAATATGAGCGTTACACAACTCGTAATAAATTCTTAGTAAAGGCTATCAATGCTGAGGAAACCAAACCTCTATGTATTGCGTTCTTTGATAAGTATATGCAGGACAAGGACAATCCTGAACCTTATACAATGACACTGTTATCGGCAAAGATAATGAAAGTAGAAGCTGTGATTGACCATGTATTCTGTAACGAGTACATAGATAGAAGCAAGGGAAAAGAAGAACAAACAGCCGATAATGACTAACTAACATTGGAAAGTTATGTATCTCATGTCTAAGACATGGAGACCCCCGATAGGCAAGCACTCACCGTTCGAGCCGTGAGCGGGGGCTATAACAACCGATTTGAAAGGAGATTGAGCGCGCGGCAATCTTTATCAAATCTCTAATTTCAAATCAAAAATGAACGAGTATCAAGAATTTTTAAAATCAAAGGAGCGAAAAACTATAGCGGCAGGCTTTGAAGTATCAGAGCAGCAGCTTAATAGCAACCTCTTTGACTTCCAACGTTACATAGTTGGTAAGGCCCTAAGAATGGGACGTTATGCAATCTTTGCTGATTGTGGATTGGGAAAGACACTCATGCAATTGGAATGGGCGCACCAAGTAGGCGAGCATACAGGTAAACCCGTACTTATTCTTTGCCCTTTGGCAGTAGCAGGGCAAACGATACAGGAGGGGCAAAAGTTTGGTATTAAGGTAGAAAAATACCACAATAACGAACTGCTGAAAGGGGTGTATATCTGCAACTATGAGCAGTTGGATAACATAGACACAAGGCAATTTGTTGGGGTAGTACTTGACGAAAGCTCTATCCTCAAGAACTTCACAGGCAAATATAAGAATGCTCTTATTGAGAGATTCAAAGAAACACCTTACAAGCTCTGTTGCACAGCTACACCAAGCCCTAACGATCTCAACGAGATAGGTAACCATTCCGAGTTTCTCAATGTGTTAGATGCTCAGGACATGCGTGCTAAGTGGTTCGTGAGAGATGAGGGAATGAACAACTACCGATTAAAGGGCCACGCAACTCGTGATTTCTATGGTTGGATAAGTTCATGGGCTACTATGCTAACCAAGCCTTCAGATATTGGTTTTAAAGCCGATGGGTACGAGCTTCCTCAACTCAACTACATAGAGCGACAGATACAGACCCAAAAGAAAGACAACGGCAAGCTCTTCAATGATGTATCAGTAAGTGCTACAGAGTTCAATAAGGAGCTTAGGATTACCCTACTACCACGCCTTGAAGTAGTGGCTGAGATCGTTAATAACTCCGATGAGACTTTCATCATTTGGGTTAATCAGAACGAAGAAGAGAAGAAAGTATTAGAGCTTATTCCTGATGCCGTGGCAGTGAATGGAAGTGAGAAGACAGAAACCAAGGAAAAGAAATTACTCGGCTTTGCCAATGGAGAGTTTAGAGTACTGGTAACCAAAAAGAAAATAGCCCAATTCGGCATGAACTTTCAGAACTGCCACAATCAGATATTCGCAAGTTTAGATTTCTCTTTTGAAAGCCTCTACCAAGCCATAAGGCGCTCCTACCGATTTGGACAAACACACGAAGTAAATATCTATTTCATAACTACAGACACAATGGAAAACGTAAGACTATCAATTGACAAGAAAGAACGACAATTCAAAGAAATGCAGGCCCAAATGAACAAGTTTATTAATGGTGATGCTTTTGGGTTGCTCAACTCCTATGAGTTCAAGGAGGTAAAGACAAACAAATATTGGCTCATGAAAGGTGATAGCTGCATAGAGATTAAGCGTATCCCTGACAATTCCGTTGATTTAATCATATTTAGCCCTCCATTTAGTTCGTTGTTCACCTACTCCAACTACATACACGACATGGGGAACAATGAGAGCCACGAGGAGTTTTTTAAGCAATACACATTTCTTTTGCACGATTTGTATCGTATCCTTAAACCAGGGCGATTAATGGTTTGCCACACCAAGGATTTGGCCGTATATAAAAACTCAAGCGGCTACACGGGGTTGTATGACTTTACAGGAGATCACCACAGGGCCGTTGAAGCAGTCGGATTTAAATATCACTCAAAGATAAACATCTGGACGGATCCTGTACTTGAGATGCAACGAACAAAAACGCAACGACTGCTATATAAACAGCTTCGTAAGGATAGTAGTTATACAGGAGTAGGACTACCCGAATATGTTACCATATTCCGTAAGTGGGAAGGTAACGAGGAAGATTGGACACCGATTAACAACAAGAACCAAGATAATTTCCCCTTAGATGTTTGGCAGCAATGGGCATCTCCTGTGTGGAATGTGGAAAAGAGCGATATAGAGCAGCTTAATGCAATCAAGGAGGACTACCGAGTAAATACATGGATGGACATTAAAAGGACAGACGTACTAAACAATTCAGAAGGTACGGACTTAGGAGATGAAAAGCATATAGCTCCTTTGCAATTATCAGTTATCAAGCGTTGTGTACAGATGTGGAGCAATCCAGGGGAAACAGTATTTACTCCTTTCTTAGGAATAGGCAGTGAGGTATATAAAGCTATTGAGTTGGGCCGTTACGGAATAGGAATAGAACTCAAGGATAAATACTTTGAAACCGCTGTTAAGAATGCAAGGAGAATGACAGAGAAGCAACTACAATTATCATTATTTTAAATACTCATTCATTCTTTGACCTCTGCCCTCGCTTGTACTTGGCGTGTATGTTCAAGGAGAGGGCTTAGGGCAAAGTTAGAGAGATAACGATCATTTAAATAAGCCATGAAAAAAGAAACATTTTTGTTTTACGCGGATTGGTTGAATGTTATTCGGGATTTGCCAAGTGAGGTTCAGTTGGAAGTTTATCAGGCTATTGCGGAATATGCCATATACGGTAACTTGATTGAACTAAAACCACTTGCAAAAGTAGCATTCGGATTCGTAAAACAAACGATTGATAGGGATACACAAAAGTATATATCAATCTCAGAAAAAAGAAGTGAGGCAGGTAAAAAAGGAGGAAGACGATTGAAAAACAATGAGTTAGAGGAAAGCAACGAAAAGCAAAAAAAGCAATTGCTTTCTGAAAAAAGCAAAAAAAGCAATTGCCCCCTTAATGATAATGATAATGTAAATGATAATGATATTTCTTTTTTAAAAAAAGAAACAAAAAG